CTGTAAACAGGTATGCCAGCCGTTAAAGCTTTTCCACCATGGTGCATCGCATTTAGCCACAGTTTCTTAGTGCGTTCATTGTCAAGATGTAATGTGCTCGTTAGGTCCTTGCTTAACGCCACTCTAGGGTCCCGCACCATTCTCCAACCAATGCCGTCCCAACAGGGTTGGGTTTGACAAAAGCTAACCTCTTCAAATTCGTGTACGGGCTCCTCAACTTTCATGTTATAGCCTAACTTGCTGAACCAGTTCTGTACGTGTCGAGTTTTATCGAGATCTTTGCGTTCAATAATCAACATACAATCATCACCGTTATTGGCCAATCGAAAGTGTGTTATGCCATGGGAGACACAAAAATTGTATACCATTGCGCACATTAACAAACAATTACCACTGCTTGTATTCATGTCCCCCGACATACGGCAACCATTGGTTTTATACCTAATTACACCATCGTTTAGGTAGGCCTTACCAATGTTCACCAATTGCATATCCAACAAGTATCTCGTGTATTTTGAATCCGCACAGAGACTCGCCCAAACATCATGTTCCCACTTTAATGCTTCTTTTGAGCAATGTTGATCAAACCGACTTGCATCCATTCCAACCCCAACAGGGTTGGAAAATTCATCCCACATTCCACGTAAATGTTTAGCACTCTCAACACAATCATATCCCTTCAACACAGTAGGTCCCCCAAAAATATCATTAATCAATTTAAACAAGGGTTTCTCAACGTGTTTAATCTGCATACCCAGAGCTGCAGAATACCTAAAGCTTCTTGGTTGTATGACCCTAGGACATGGATCTACTTTAGCACTAAAATTTATTTTCTCTACCTTAACAAAACTACCAACAATTGCATCCTTGGGGGTTACTGACTCACGAAACAGTGAATCGCAAGCATTTTGGTACCTTAACTTCTTAGCACCGGAGTATAATGACACAAAAGCATCACTACTCAACGGTGGAATAGGAAAAGATGAGTTATTTCTAACCCTCTCCCTCAGCTGCTCACGAAACGGACGCATAGTGCTGGTAAAATAACTCTGCGACTGAGGTTTCAAGCAGTCCGTCAAGCCACCCTTGCCATCGGGAACTTTCAAAACGCGCTCGGCAACAGCCCTCTGGAGATTCTGCAGAGTGTTCGAGTGGGCCCCAAACCGCACATCGGAACATATTCCAGAGTACCTATAATAATGACCTACTCTAATTTTGCGTGGTGTCCTAGGAATAGCTGCCAACCCACAGACTGAACCATGGTTGATACTGGTTTCAATCATTGGCAACCTCCTTAGGCACCCCTAGTATGACCCATCGAGGCCAAGAGCCCTCTTAGCCTCCTCTAGGTTGTCCACTTCAATGGACCCAACCGCATTACAGACAACTGCCTGATGTCTGGGTAGAAAATACATAGTAACGGCTACTTGATAATTCTTTACAGCATCACATACTCGCATACCCAAGCCACCATCCTTCACACTCATTAACATATAATCACGGATTATCTTATCCACAACCATTTTGTTAGCATCAGATCGTTT